AGTATTACCCGTCACTTCGTAGCAGACGTCGTAGCGCGCGCCTTTCACTTTTCAAGGTTCGCGTGCCAGTTGTAACAGGTTCGTTGACCATGCCAGCTGTGCGCCGCTCCCGAGTTCGCCGACGGAAACCGGTTTACCGCCGTAGGCGGTACCGGCGTAGGTACCGTAGGAAGCGTGGAACAACCAAGGGTTTCAAAGTAAAGCTCACCGAGACGCAACTTGTGCAGGCAAATGTAACAAAAAATGAGTTGAAAGAATTGCATATAGATCTGGCTAATTTTACTGAATTTAATCGACTTCAAGATAGTTTTGAATATTTCGTGCCCCGCCTCGTCGTGCACACTATCATTCCCCAGCAGAATGTGTCCAACACCAGTACTAGTGCTGTTCCTCCTTATTGCATGTTTCCTTATCATAAAAATATTCCGTCAACAGGAGTTGGTTGGACTGATTACCTCTCTGTCGATAAGGCCAAACTCTACCGTGGAACCCAAGTAGGAAGAATGGCTTTTGTTCCTTCCATTGGAATGCTGAATAATGTGGAGATAAACTGCGTGGGAAGCGATTGCAAGCTGAATAAGTTTTATCGTCAGGATATATTTAGACCTAAACTGAGATGCCCGGATTCTAATGCTCCCGAGGCTTCGCAATTACCAAGATTATTTTGCGGAGGGGTGTGTTTTGCTGGAAATTCATTTTTGAAAGAATCTGACAAGTCTTATTTTATGATAAAAACAGATGTTTATTTAACATTGTACAATCAAAATACATTGGAACATTAGTCCATGTACTCCTTTATTGTAATACGACGCTCTATAGCGTTTACATTGTATCCGGCGAATTTGTACCAATCGCATGTATCAACGTTTGATGTAATAAAGATATATTTGGATGTGAATTCTTGGAATGATCCTTTTATTTGAACCTTGTATGGATATCTGTCACATATTTTTAATAGCTCGTCGTATTTTATCCAACCATAAAAGTCGTCGATGATGACACAATTCTGCTGTTCATATCCGTCCCACCAGAGACCTCGTGGTTTGTAGTAGATGCTTCCTCCCAGAGTACGTGCTTCCTCCAACGCCCTGCGAGATTTCCCAGAACCGGGTGGTCCCCAATACACCCGCAGTTCAGTCGGTATATCCCTAGGCGGCACTGGATGCAGCTGATGAAGGATTTTTTCGATTCCACGATGGTATTTGATATACACGGCGCCATGTAGTTCAGCGACCATTTTGGGTGTGGTGATTTCTCCATTCTGTATGGCAGAAACGACGGCCTGAAGATCCGTCCTGCGTCCCTGTTGGTTTGGCGTTCCCGATTCAAAAAAGTTGCCTGTCTTAGAACAGTACGTTTGGTTTTCTGAGTCGGATCCAGCTGCCTTCTCAATATGGATTCTACTATCGAGACGCTTCTTGATGGTACTGAAGCGCATGGGTTTCTCGAGATTGCAAAACCCCTGCAGATGGTGTGTCCCGGTATTGGGAGCGATTTCTTTTCCAACGATGCCATAACAGCAATATTTTTTAATGAATTCGCAGCACAGCACGTACTCTAGTTCTGAATAATTGTTCCACGTGAAGCAGAAACGGCGCACAGTACTGTTTGCCATGCCACGGACGTCTGCCAACGCCATGCCGGTGGGTGAGCGAAGCGAACCCAAGCCGGCATTGGCGCGCCCCTAGCCGCTATCCCGCTAGGCATGTTAGTTGAGAGTATTTGCCACGGCGCCGCGTAGCGGCGCCTTTGCACTCCCCACTGTCGGGGCGCGCCAACATCGAAGTGACGGTAT